GAATTACGGCCAACATCAACATTTGGGGAGCGCGGAGCGGTAATCGCTACCTCGTACCAATCAGACGGAGCATCGTTGAGCGTTGGGTCAGTCTTGATAGCGTACTCCATGACGTATTCATAAATACGTCGAGCCGCTGACGACATCACTTGATGCCGAGACTTAAACCACACAGCAGACATATCTAGCGCACCGCGATAGACAGTTCCCTGCATGGACTCGGGATAAACAAGAACGTAAGGAATACCAACACCAGCGCAGACTTTTTCAGTCAATTGCCGCCAGTACTCACGCATATTTACACCGGGACGCTCCGTTGCGAACTGTTCAAATGAATCACCGTTTTTGAGTACTTTAACAGACGACCCAAAGACCTGCTCGTAATAGTTCTCAGCAGTGTTCTGAGTTGTTTGCGAGATTCCACCGGATCGAAGGCTGGAAGCTTGAACCTCACCGCTTACCGTCTTGACGATCTGAGCGACGGAAGCACCAAGTTTGCAAGCTTCCATCTCCAGCTTTTGCAAGTCGTCGAGATCGTGGAGGTCATTGATAACCGCAGAGACAAACGGAAGACCTCTAAGCTGACCGGGACGATTCGGCTCGTAAATGTGAACCACCGAGTCAGAACCAATTGAGCGAACGTCAGTAAGATTACCCTGAGTCTTCTCTGACCCGATAAAATACGAGATTGCGCGTCCAGTCTTAGGATCAAATCGGATACCGTCAAAAACGGTTACATCAGACTCCATACCGACAGGGGTCGCAATCGACTGAGCTTCGATAAGCTGCAATCTTGGCTTTCCGCTCTCACCTTTGGTAAGAAGGATAAAGCTTTCACCGTCGAAGAACCAACCGCGAGCCGCTTGGCTCATCAGCGTTGCAAAAGACTGACGCGAACCAATATCGGGATAACGGCTCCAAACATCGAACCACTTCTTGGCTTTGAGATTCCAAGCAGGATCGCTGGAAGCCGGTTGAACCGAGAAGCTGGAGCCAACGGTGTAGCTCTCAAACAAGTCGCCAAGCCTATTCAGAACAGCGTTGTTCTGTTCAAAGAAACGGGACTTACGGACAATCGCTTGTCGGGTTGAACTCGTTACATCAAATCGAGCCGAAGTGTAGGACGTATCAAGATACGAACGACGCAACGACTGACCGGCTCCTTCGTATTTGTTAACGGGAGCGGGAAACAGCTTATTAGCAATGGTTTGAAGAATTCCCATTAGCTCATTCGGGTTGTGGCTTCACGACGGAACTGTGTGAAATCACCGTAATAGCGAGTGACTGCAACCAGAATGGTTCCAAGCATCTTGTTATAGATCTGGAGGTCTGACGGATTGGTGATTCCGTCTCCAGCCAACAGGGTCACGGCAAGATCGTAGTCTGACAGCAGTGATTCCCACATTTCCAACATTTCACCAGCGGAAGCGGAACCCTTACCGGGTTCAGCGAACTCAACGGAAACGTCAGAACTAGAAGTTGAGCGAACAACTTGACCGGACTCTATAGCGTTTGCGGCAACCGTAAGCTTTGCAGTCAAAGCCTCAAGCAATGTCAAAGCCGCTTTGCTTGCGTAGGTAGTACGCAAATAACTCCGCTTAGTCGCTACGGTGTAGGTCAACACTTGTGCGGACTATTCACAGACCAACTGTGAAGTCAACTACTAGAATTTTCTGAATTAGTAGATGCGAGATCGTTCCAGAGCATCACCATCGCCAATTGCATCAACTCGCAGTCGTGTAAATGATCCGGCCAACGGGTATTCCGCTTAAACCACAAGTGTTTGATTCTTCCCGCTCTGTTAGCCGTTGGCTTTAGAACGTGAGAGTCCAAATGCTTCCAGTATGTGTCAGAATCGCTCGCAAATGCCCCCTCAGCCTCTAGTGGTGCGGGTAGACTGCAAACAGTCCATTGATGATTCTCGGACCCTTTACGGAGCCGCTGAAGCACTTCCCGCATGTGTTCAGTATCGAAGACCAACAAAGGTTGGACCGCATCAGTCCGCATTGACGTTGAAGTGGTAATGCCAAATGGATGTATTGCGCCAGTCTTGCTGGTGAATCGCGCTCCGGTTTCTCGGCCTTTCATTGGCATCCAACCGATCAACATTGGCTTTCTCAGCCCTCCTTCTGGTGGATACCGGAGACCGCAGGGATATGTGATTGGATTAACACTGCTTTGAGAAAACTCAGCACAAGCATCGTAGACGGCTTGTGTGTTGAAACCGGAGTCAATCCCAACGTCCATATCATGCACGTTGTATTGAAGTTGGACCCGTCGCAATGCAGCGAAATCGTCTGCGTGACCAGCAGCAACCAAGCGCGAGTTTCCTTTGCTCCACTCTCTACAAACCCACCAGACAAACGGAGCAGCGGCTTGTACGTCAGCGGTCAAATAGCGTCTTGCTTCAGGAAGTCCAGCATCAGACACGATCTCCACTCGCTCCTGTTGAGACTCTTGGTTTTCCCACGGTTCAGCGAGCATACCGTTGATGAAACCCTGCAATCCCATCATCGAAGCTTTTGCTTCCAAGAATGAGACAGCTAGATGTCCCCAAGTGCATTTACGATCCGGTGAGTAGAGGCTCGACAAATGGTAAGACCTAACGCTTGGAAGGCTCGCTTGATTCTCGGCAATCCATTTCCCGTGTCTCAACGCTGCCACCTTATGGGAATCCGAAATCTTACCCTGACAAAGTTGGCAAACGTAGTGAGCAGACGACCGGATGCGTTGCCAGTCGGGTTTTCCGTCTTCGGTCTTAGCATTGTCCCAAGTGACCTGCTTCCACTCCAATTTGATGTACTCGGAGCAATGCGGACACGGGATGTAATACCGTCGCTGGTCTCCTCTAAGATAACGCTGCCAGATTCTACCTTCCGAAGTTGTCGGAGTGCTGGTGAAGAAGGCTTTGGAACTGCTGAACGCTTTAAGCCGTTGTTCTGCGAGGTCCAGCGCATCAGCTTCTTTCGCGGTGGCTTCAGCGAATTTGTCCACCTCATCAGCGACCAAAATGCGAACAGGTCGTGACGCTAGATTTGCCGGTGAATTAGACCCAACAAAGGTCAAAGTGCATCGGTCAAACTGCTGCTCTAGATTGGTCATCTGGTCTTGATCCGTTGGGAATCGAGCGACCAATGCGGGACAATCTTCCAGCAATGGCATCCAGCGCGATTTGCTGAATGAGCGAGCCAGATTCTCACTCGGCATCAACCACAGCGCGGGACTCGGTTCTGTGTCGATAGCCCACGCAAGACCAGCCATCAGCGTCGTCGTCTTGCTGGTTTGAGATCCCCAACACAGCGTGACCTCAGAGACTGACGGATCTTTCCAGCACTCAAGCGGTTCTCTGCAATACGGACGAACAGCCGTCGAGAAAGGTCCGGGATGTTCAGTCTGCCGTTGTGTCAACGTGAGGTTTGACTCGCTCCACTCCACCACAGTCTGCCGTGGAGACGGACGGTAGATCTGACGACGGAACTCTAAGATTTCACGCTGTAGATCAAGCATCAGAACAACTCCGTATTCAATTCTTTGATCCGGTGCTTTCGAGCTTCACTCATATTCAAGAACGCCATGCGTTCGTTCACTCCATCCATCAACTTGTCCCGCAACTGCACGTTGCAACCCCACGTTGCGTTCTCATTGAAGATTTCAACCATCAGCACCAGACCGTCTGGCTCCAAGTGCAGAACTCCCCAGAACGGCAACTTAGTATGCTTCGTAATCTCAAGCGCGGCATGAAGCTTACTCCATGAAATCATCCATTGGTTGCCGAAGGTTGACTCCAGTTTCGCCAGTCCGTAATTCCGAGATTTCACCTCATAGCTTCCGGTAATTACGCCAGAGTTTTGGTTCCAGATGAACCCATCAATGCGTGACGGCTTATCGTCTGCGATTGGCAAAAACCGGAGAACCGTGTCACGCTCAATGGCTTTGAGCGCGATCTTGTTCTGACGGAGAGCCTCCAACCCTCTCGGCTTCTGGCAGTTCAAGATTTCCACGGGTCAGTCTGGTGTAAGGTTTTCAAGCAAACGTCTTGGACCCAACGCTCCAGCTCACGCTCAGCGTGTTCTGGGTCATGCGGTGCAATTCGTCCAGCCAACTGCTTAGGCATACTCTTCAGCAACTGAGCAACCGCTCCATCATGGTCCAGCATCGCTTTCTTGACCCAATCGCCAGACACTAGCTTGCGTTCACGCTCTGCGAGATCCAGAACGTCTTGCTTTGAGTTAATGAGATTTTTGGCAGCGGTTGAATGAACCGAGACCATACGTCCAGCATCCAAAGACCGCGCTCTGAGAGACTCGACGGCCAATCCATAAGCGGCTCGCTCAATCTCCTTCTGTCTCTCATAAGCCCCCTGCGGAGTGTCGTTAGCGACTTGTGAGCGGTCCACTTTCTCTTCGGCTTCTGGGGGGCGATAAGGTCCGTCTATCGGCTCTGAGCGAATGTGACTTGCTTCGATAGCAGCTTTGCGTCTTTGCGCTCCAGATCCACGCCAAGCGTCAGCAGCTTGCGCGGAGTCCAAAGGCATACCTTTAGATACAAGCTGTGACACTCGGCCTTTGGTTAGACCGGAATGTTTGACGTACTCGCTTTGTGTCATCGGAGACTTTCGGGAAGATCTTCGGATTTGGCTTTGAGCAGGTCAGCCAACCCTTTGCAGATTGTGCGCTGCTCTGGGTCTTTTGGATTCGGCTGGTAGTAACCCGCAATCTGCTCAGCCGTAGAACGTCCAGCGCGGATCTGAGCAAGATGCCAGCGCAGTGTGTGATGCCCAAAATTAAGCATAACGTATTGTGCAGCGTTTGTCATTAGTGGTGCGTTTATAATACAATAGCGAGTTTGATCGCGGAAGATGATCGGCCCCGCGTGATCACCAGCGTATCTATAGATAGCGGGAGCCTCCTAGGTTAATGATACAGGTCGTTACACCGAATCTGATACACTCAATATTAGGTAATGCTATACGCTGTGTCATACGTTATCGCTTAGTGTTCTTACGTTGCTTAGTTAGTGTCGTATGTTTCTCCACTGTGGATTTCTTTGGCAAATCAATAGGCTTAACACCTATCTCATCAAGCTTGCGTTGAACTGCTATTTCTTCACCGCGTCTTAGTATCTCAGTAACCCTGCCAATACCCACACACAACAGCTTGCCGATCTCACGATAAGTCATCCCCTTTTGCCTTAGGTTGTAAGCCTTCTCGCAGTCGTACTTCTTAAGCCACTCGGTCAGGTCTTGTTCTTCAGGATCAACGTATGCGTTGGCAGGATATGAGATCCAGCCAGCTTTGATTGCGTTGGTTACAATGGAAGGAGCTAGATTGAGAAGAGTAATGCGAGCTTGTATGTCTAACGTGTCCTCCTTCTTGATACCATCAACATCCATCTTCTTGTGTAGATAACGCTTGTGATGCATATCACTCTAGAGTCAAACGCTCTAGCTCTTCCTCTAGATCATAGATGCGTCGTCGTTGTTCGTTAAGCTCACGCTCTAAGCGTCGAGCGAAAGACATTGCTAAGGTAGTGAGATGCGGCGGGAACTGTCCCTCAATTCGCTTCTGCTCTAAGTCACAGCGTGGAGTGTCTGTATCTGGATCTTCCCAGAAGCTTTCCGTGTTAGTCATGGGTGTTAATGGTATCAAAAGGGAATGTCATCTTCAGGTCCAAGCGGATCGTTAGCGGTAACACGCTTTGCTTGAGGTTCTGGCTTACGTTCCATATCAGTGTAATTGCCGAGAATCGGACCCTTCTTTCCTTCTTGTCGTGCGGCTTTGCTAATAGATTGCACGATCATTCCATCGTTACCGTATTGGTCTCGGCCAGACTTGTTGGGGATAAGTGCAATATCCAAATACGTTCCAGCTTTGCCTTTGAATAGGAATGCTTTGTCGATCTTTGTAACGTCAATCTTGCCGGTTTGCATGGTGTTTGTGGGTGTTTCTTGCTTTCGTTGGTCAGTTTACAGGAATAGTTTATGGCGGTCAACCTATCGTTGGGATTAAGTATCGGGGGCAATCTCGCCAAAGCGGCAATACTGTCCGTCGTACCATAGCTTCACGGCTCCACATTCACCGTCACGCTGCTTGGCGATGGCAATGATTGCTTCACCGCACTTCTGGGAGCGGTCGCGGTTAAGGAGCATTACTAGGTCAGCGTCACGCTCTATCTGACCCGAATCAGCGAGATCTGTAAGCTTAGGTGACCGCCCCTTCTCTTTCTCGTTCTCTCTGTTGAGTTGCGCTAGTGATACAACAGCAACCTTACACTCGGTTGCAATGCTCTTGAGTCGTCCACTGACCTCCGCTATCTCGTAAGTGCGCTTCTCGGCAGACTTGGAACCGTGGATCTTTTGCAGGTAGTCGATTATAACCAGCTTCACTCCCCACTTGCGAACTGCTCGACGGATGGTTGCAGTGATTGCTGCTATGTTGCTTACAGATGAACCAGACACAAAATGGAGCGGACTGGATGCGATCCGAGAGCAAGCGTGACTCATGGACTTCATACCTCCTTCGGTCATGTTGCCGGTACGGATATCCCCCATCGGGACTGACCCGATAGTTGAGACCATACGACGAACGATTGATTCGTCAGACATTTCCAGAGAGACGAACAGCGTTGGAACCTTACCAATGACGGAAGCCGCTTGAGCGAAGGCAATCGCCATTGCGGTCTTACCGATGGACGGACGAGCGGCCAAGATGGCAAGTTCTCCAAGCTGGAACCCGTCAGTCATTTCATCTAGCCGATAGAAGCCAGAAGTGATGCCAGAGAGTTGACCCTTTCGCTCAAATCTCTCTTGGGTTGCGTCGATGAATCTCCCAACAACAGACTTTGCGGGTTGAAGCGTCTCCTTAGAGGCATCAATGGCAAGCCCCTGTTCGGCATTAGAGACGATTTGATCGACTGCGAGGGTGGAGACAGCGGACTCCCTCAATAGACGGTCTCCAGCGATTCGTAGCTGGCGACGGTGAGCGGCTTCCAACACTCCTTTGGCAAACATCGGATAGCTTGCCGGTGATGGGGATGCTTCCATCGCTTTGTTCCAGTCTTCAAACGGGACTGGATTTGAAGCGAAGGATTTCTTCCATTCCCGCATGACTTCGGGAAGCGCGATTGGCTTGGACTCAGCGACCAACGACTTCAATACGTCGAAGGTCATCGCTAGAGTCTCAGTCTGAAACGCTGAGGTCTGAATCTCAGCGAAAGCATCCGAGCAGGTATCAACCCCACCGTTGAGGCAACAACCAATGACGGCAAATTCGTCGTCTACAGCATAAAACGGATCGTTCATTGGTAGTCAGCGACGTTAGTTGAGAGAACGGTTTTTGAATGAGCAGCTATTGATAAAGATTGTTGCCGGTCTCTTTGCTGCTGAAATTCAATTTGACGGTTCTTCCAACCGATCAGTGCGCTTTTCCAAGATTTCATCTTGGTCTTGCCAACAATCCAACCTTTGGACTCGTAGTAGTTCGCGAATTTAGAAGCTTCCGAAACAGAGAGTCCAATTCTAGCGCACTCTGATTCAACCTCTTCAACTGAAGGAACTACGAACGTGGAGCGTTGCGACTTAAGAGCAATGCTCTCTTCTTTATTATTAGGAGAAGGAGAAGGAGACGGAGAGCATGCATTTGGCATATCCGCTGGCAATGCGGTGGCATATGCGGTGGCATTGCCAAGCCATCGCTTATTGGCGTTATCTGTCTGCTTTTTGCGGTATTGAACCTGTTTTTCCCTTTCGGTCTCCAATCTTTGATTTTTGTAGTTACCCTCCGCATCAATTTGGAACTTGCTTTGGCATATGCGTTGGGAATGCGGTGGCATACCTCCACAGACTCTTTGAAAGTCGTTTTCAGTAAGTGATTCTTTGGACCATTGAATGCAAAGTAGAGCGATGTAAGCCCCTCTTTCCTCATTGGTCATTGTGATTGTTCCAGCCAAGAAATCATCGGCATAGAACTGAAAGGCTGGAGCCTTACGGGTTTTCTTGTCTTCGTTCATGTAACAAACAGAAACCCCACCCAGACTGTGGTAGGAACTCCCGTACAAGCAACGGGACGTACACAGAAAGGGTGGGGATAAATTGGTTGAACATGGCTTGTAGTATGGTTATCAACGCTTGCTTCCTACGGCTTGCGCTGACTCCTTAAGTCCTAACTCGGAATCGGTGTTTCGTCCAGCTTGAACTTATCAAAAAATTCGGCTTTGGGTCTGACGTATAGCAGCCCCTCTTTGCGATAGATTACCGCGAGTCTCTTGGTCTCAGCGATCCGCAGTTGCGCTTCGGAGATCCACTCGACGATGACTGACGGGTTAGCTTTAGATCTGTATTTCATTGTTTTAGACGGTAATGCACGACGGGATAAACACCGCGAGATCCAGACATTACGCGAAACTTCTTGGACTCTATCAATCCGTTTTTGACTGATTTACAGAGTACAATTCCCGCAGCGTTATTGGTAATCTTCCATTCATCAGCCCATTGGGCGGAGGTTTTAAATCCTTCTGGGACCGGTTCGGGTTGATTGGCTATGGCAAGCCGAAGCTGTCTTAAAAGCTCGGCAGAGTCCATTTCTGTTCGTTTTGAGGCCATTGGTGAAGGTAGAGTTGAGCTGATTTATCTGTGTATTCCCCAAAAACAATCCCGTGGGACCATGCTAGGGTTGATCGTCGTTTGCTCGCGTAATCCATCGCAGGAATGTCTGCAAGCGTTCCAACGCAAAAGCCAATCGGATTTGATTGAGTGCGACCAGTCGCTTGACCTGCTCTGTGAGCATGAGCCACAACGCAGTTACCAAATGTCTCGGCTGAATCACGCAAGAAGTTCTCACCGAATAAGACCCCATGTCCCCACCGAAATCCACCCAACTTGTAAAAGGATCTGTCGTGACAATCATTGTATTTGATAAAAGTATGACAGTGTTTCTCAATTGGTTTTAGCATTCGTTCCCATACAGCTTCGGCAAAACCTCTTACAACAGCGTTGTGATGATTGAGATACTTGTTAGCTCGTTCGTCATGGTTGCCCATCGTGAAGACTGTTGGTCTCAATTCATCCAAGAACTTTGCTCCCTCTTGGATGTCGTCGAGATAGTCATCGGCTTGGTCCGAGTCTTGAGGGTCTCGGAGTGAACCACTGCGTAATGAGGCAAGATCGTATGCGTCTCCGAGATGAATCACTTCGTCTGGCTTGAATCTCTCGCGAAACAAAAGCACCGCAGCGAGTGCATCTTGATTGGCTCGGTTCCCATGACTGCAACCAATCGCCATCACTCTGTGTTGGTGCTGTGTAATGTTCACAATGTTGAAGAATCATGGAATTAGAACTTAATCAAGACACACTCGCGTTGATTATCGTTGGATTTGGTTACTTTCTGAGCTTGTTGTTGCGGATAGCCCAGACCCAATAGTCAGAGACTCCGTACTTGGTTGATAGTTCCTTAGCGGTGAAGCTCTTGTGAGAGTTCCTGACCGCATCAACGACCCATTGCGGGATCTTCTGACCTTTTGGTCGTCCACGACCGCGCTTGGTCTTCTTGGTAGGTGGTTTCCACTGCGGTTCCTCAACCGTCACCGTCCTATGAACTCCCAAGAGTTTCGCGATTGCGTCTTTAGTGATTCCGATTTTGCTAAGTATGCTCATTTTCTAATCTTGTTATGTCTGACTTTGTGTATCCAACCTAAGCTGACTGAGTAATCCTCTTTAATCTGTCTGTATGTTTTGTTTTTGCTGATGTCTTCTAGTACTTCCAATACAACTGCTTGTGGTATGTGTCCCCGTAATGGTATGTATGTTGATTGTCTCATTTAGTTGCTTTGCCTCTCTTTCTAGTCCAGAAGCTAGTGAACTCTGTTTTCTTAGCTTTGGCCGCTCTCACGGCATCTCCAACGTCTTTGCGGCTTAGGACTTTGATGCCGGTCCCTTCTCGCATGATGTCTTGAACTGATCTCATGGTTTTAGGTCCCTGCATTGTTTGATCGCATCGTCTATGGCCTTACGCATCATCGGCCATTCCTCTGGGTTGATGCTGACTTTACCATGGCCATCAGCGGATTGGCTTACCTCGACGTATTCGCCGCCACCGTCATCGACGATTTCGATGTCAGTGCATTCCATCGAGAGCATGTGGTCGTCGGTGGGTGACAGCACCCATTTGATCGGTCGTAGTTTCATCGTCCCTCCAACCATTTTTCGAGGTCATGGAGTTCATCCACTTTGGCTTCGAGTTCTTTGATGCGGTCATTGAGACGATTGAGTTCCTCTTTACTTTTATCTACTCCACGCTTTTCTGAGGTCGTTATCAGTTCGTATTGGAGTCTGTTTGTTTTGTTGGCTTCGTTGAGTTCTCGTTCCAAATGCTCACCATGTTCTTGCCACACTTGATGGTCTGTTATTGAAAACTCTCTTCTTGTTCGTATGTAAGCATCGACAGCATCCGTCCTTGGTGTATCGCTCACAGCTTCACCTCCTTCACTTTGCCGGTGTCTCGGTCAACGACACCCAATGCAATGGCGTTGAACAGAACGGTGTACCCGCAGTTTTGGCACTCGACTTGTATCAGTGGGGTGATGGCTGCGCCGGGGCAGTGATTACCTTCGTTGAACTCTCGGACCTCAACGAGGGTTCCAATGCCCCAAACGGTGGTGGGGATGCAGATCGGGCATTCGCGCTTTCCCTTCCAAACAGTGGAAATGCTGTTGGTGATGAGCTTGCGCTGGGAATCGTTGAGGTTCACGGCTTGTCCTCCGTGGTAAATCCGATGCCAGCTTTGTCCCACAGCAGCAGATCGGCGCGGAGAGCGTCGTTCTCCTCCTCCAGCCGCTTGATGCGTTCCTCTTGATCGCGGATCTTTTTGGATTGGATGTCGGCCAGCCATTGCTCGCGCATGATCTGTAACACCTTCGCCGCTGTCTCCGTAGGCTTCAGATGCTCGGCTACAGTGATGCGTCCATCGGCGTGGATGGTTAGTAATTCCGCGTTGCACTTTTTGCTATCAAGAATAATTGTATCGCTCACGGCTTGGCCTCCCCTAAATAAACAACCTGCGACGGGTAAAGCCATCCAGTGTCAACACCGTGCCACTCTCGATTTTCGGATTGGCCGCTGTGCTGTGCTATGGGATTGAGGCAGGCAATCCACTTCTCCAGCCGCTTGATGCGGTCTTTAGACCAATTCAGTTCGCGTGTGAGCAACCCTTGCAGATTAGATCCGAGGAACTGCTCATTCTCTCCAATTTCGCCCTCATACATTTCCTCCATCAGTTTAATGCGGTCGTTTGCTGCGTTAAGTTCGCGTTCCAACCTCCTGCACAGCATGCCAAGATCGGCTACGTTGTGCGGAGTGCTGTCTGATATTGGGGTGTCGCTCATTTCGCCTCCTTCCATTTGAACACTGCTCTTCCGCTCTGATCGGCCACCCATTCGGCGTGGCCTTTGATGACCGCATGTTCCTTTACCTGTCGCGCTCCGGTATGTCCTCCCCAGAGGATGCATGCAGCGGCAACAAGTCCTGCGATTAGTCCGGCTATGATTGGTCTTGAGTCTTTCATTGGTTGTTTCGGTTTTAGCATTCGGTGAAACTGCCTGATTTAGTGAATGTCGCTCACGGATTGGACTCCTTCCATTTTCCAACCGTCCTGAGAAACGCTTCTGCACGATGACGGGCTGATGCCCTGAATGGTTGAATATCATTTGGAACGATACGGTAGATCTCACTGCCGTATGCGTAGCGCAAGCAACTTGGGTCTGTGATTCCTCCATTCGTAGAGTCCAGAATCTGCTCTGCTTCCGCCATCGCATTGAGATCGTTAACATAATCAGTAATTGTTGAAAGAGGTTGAACGCTATACGGACTATTGGGCGGTATAACAATAAATTTATCTTTTGAAAGAAATCCCCAGCCACACATTTCAGCAATTGCGATATTGATTTCTAGGTCTGTCATGGCTTAGCCTC